GTTTGTGGTTGTGCTGTCAGATAGGGCGGGGATCTTCTGGTGATACAACAGCTCGACACTGTATGTGCCGTCTGGCGTAGGATATACCTCAAGCTGATCGCCGATATGCGCAAAGTGCGAAGGGCGACCAGTAAGGTCTGCATTAGCCTGCCGCAGCTGCAGCATGTCGTCCATGCTCGTCAGCTCGAGGCGATATGTGCGATCGCCGCGAACATGGAAACGAGCAGTCTCAAGCCAGTCTGCAGGCAGAGCAAAATAACGGTTTTCGATCTGCGCCTCTGCGCGGTTCATCATCTTGTGGTGACGGATCACCCGCTGCATCTGCGCCTCGGCCAGACTGATACATGTCGGAATGACCGAGGTTAGGTCATCTCGGTTTAGAAAGTCGGCTACTTCCGACTGCAGCTCGGTATAGTTGGTGATTGCCATTGTTCCGCCTCTTTGCGTTTCGCTGCATGATACTCTTCAACGGCCTCTTTTTCTAGGTCGTCTTCGAGGTGCGCAATATCAGGTGTTGGCCTATGATACAGGCCGCCTAGTCTATTCATCTTCCCCACCTATCTAGCAGGCCGCGCAATACGCGCTCCTGCTCTGGATCTGGCATGCCCGTCGGGTCTGTCGCCCAAGATGGTAGCAAGCCAGTTTTTTGATCGGCGAAAATAGTATCAGCCCCGAGAGCTGTTCTATTTTGCTCACCATACGGGCCAAAGTTTAGCCAACTGTTTTGCCCGCGCGTCTCAGATGTCATGGCGCCACGAGCTTCTGGCGAATACATGCGAGAATGCTCCAAGAACGCTCGCTCTTCACCTTGGTGGCGGAAGAATGGGTTGCCTGGGCCAAAATGACCGAATGTGTCGTGGACGGCGCGAAATGCGTCGTTTGCCACAGCGTCTGGTTTGTCGCCAATTTGGCCAACGCGAACAAGAAGCGGATTTTCTGCTACGTCAAATGCTGTGTCCGAGCCAAAGCCAAAATCTGTCGGGAAAACAAACAGCCTGCCGTTTTCAATAAGATCTCGGTATCCCAGTGCAGGCGATGCAGCATAAGGGTCTTCCATCCCTGGCTGTAGGAAACGGAAATCAATGCCAGTATCACGAAGCGCGTTATACTGATCTAGCGTCTCTTGGATCATCGCGTCATATGCGCGACGCACAGTCGGATCATTTGGGCTGTGTGGCATCTGATCATACGCGGCTGCAATCAAACGCGCGCGCTCTTCGCTAAATGGCGGATATTCCGTCATTGGCGATGCATCCATGCCGCGGCGATTTAGGTAATCAAGCGTCGCCTGCTCGATCTCGCTAATCGGCATTGCGTTGAAGCGCTCACCACCTGGCATTCCGACCACAGACGGACGTCCGCTTAGCCCAGTGTATCCACCCGCCTCGGCAAGCCTTTGGCCGACGCGATATGTGTTAGCGGCAGCCTCGCCTACTGGCGTCGCCCCGCGGCGCAGAGACGATCGGAGCAACGCCAAGCCTGGGATTGTCTCCAAAAGGCCAAAACCAACATTCATCGCGTCTTCTCCGCGGATGCTGCCAGTGCTGCTTGCGCGAGATGCGGCGTCGATCATATCGACCAGACCACCGCCCGCAAAGTCGCCAACGGAAAGCCCCGCGCCTTCAGCGTAATATGGGCGACCGACTACGCGATCTGCAAACTGGATCCCTTCACCAGGTATAGCGCGCTGCCATAGAAACTCTTTAAGGCTAAAATCATCATCTGCAGTCAGTGATGGTGGCGCGTCTTGCAATAACCGATTGCGGATCAGCGGGTGCAAGTTTGGATCCGCCGCCATGATGTCACGGCGTCGTTGCTCAAGTGGGGTTAGCTCGTTGTAATACAGATCCATCTACTTACCGCTGATTAAGTAATGACGGGTTTACGTCGCGCCAGTGCTGTTCTGCGGCAGCCCGCATCTCTGGCGTCAGATTATACATCAAATCGGTTCTGAATGGCAGCCCATACTGATTTCGAGAGTAATCCTCTCGCGTGGGCGCGCGGCTGCCAAAGGCTTCGTCAAGATACGCGCGCTCTGCTGCTCGAGCCTCCGCCTCTCCTGCGGCATGAATATATTGCAACAATCCCGTTTTGTCGCGCTGCTGAACGGGCAGCATATTCATTGTTTCTTGAGAAAAATTTGGAATAATTCCCGTATCGTCCAAATACCGAGATAATCGCAACATAAAATTTTGCGTAGCGCCGCTACCACTTTCTGGTCGCAAAACATCTTGGGCGACGTGCGTTCCCTCATGCTCTAAAAGCCTGCGAATTTGATTTGGCTGATCGGCATAAGCCTCATTTATTGATAAATAACCAGGCTGCAATAATCGGCGCGTCCCGTCTCGCAGCTCAACATATTCTGGCGGATTAATACCCGCCTCATAACCAGGAAGCGGGGACATGCCAATTTTATAGTCAGCTGCCGCGTCGCCAAGAAGATCGCCTGCGGGGGCATTGCGGATATACTCCTGCAATGTCGGCCCTTCCTCGACTAACCCCCTGAGCGTGTCAAACTGAGGCAGATCACCGCCATAGAAGGCATCAGGAACCTCAACACGAGGATTGTCGTCGATACCCAAGAACACTCGGTTATCAAACCAAGCCCCTGGGTCGCCACGGCGAGCCGCATCAGCAACGTCATCGAAATTACGGCCAATCATTTGACCGAGCTTCAGAAGATCGAAGATCCCCGCAACTTGGACGCCCTCTGGCTGTGTCCTAGGGGTTGCTGTGTCGTAAGCTCGCGCCATATTACCACTTTACCTTATTGGCCCAATACGCCGCAGACATCTTGCCCTTGGCAATGTTTCTGGCGTGACGGGCCTTGAATGCCTTGTTCCGAGCAGATCCGTCTGGCGATCCCTTCACGCCCTGCTGTCCAAACCTGATCGTCTTTACCTCGTCACCAGACTTTGCCACGACGACATGGCTCTTGGTCGGATGATTAGGCGTCCGCTTTGGTTTGTTATACCCCGAAACGCCTGCTCGGGCTAGGCGTGGATCTTTAGGCATTACTTTTTCTTGCCGCCCTTACCAGAGCCTTTTTTACCATATCCCATAGCTTTCTCCTTTGCTGCACCAGAGAGTTCGTTCAAATGATACAAGCGCACAGACGATGCGGTGTGCGTTTTGCCAGAATGAATTTGACCATTTGGCATCTTGTGCATGCCGCCAGTGTGGCGAGTGCCATCACGTTTAAAATGTGGAACACCCTTAGCCATTACTTTTTCTTCTTTGCCGTCTTTGCAGCCTGCCGAAACGCTCGGGCCGTAGGCGCACCTTTGGTGCCTGGCTTTCGCATACGCTCGCCGCTGCCCTCGGCAATACGACGACGCTTGGCATGAATATTTGCATATAATCCGCGTGGCATTAGGCTTCCTCGCTCCATTCTACGCATTTCCAGTCGACCAGACGGATCTGCGGATATTCCATTTGCAAGTATATTGCGCCTTCAGTTATTGAGGCGAAACATTCTTCCTCGGTGTCAAGCATTGGCCCCACAAACACCTGACACGCTGTCGTGGTGCAGGCGAGTATGAGGCCGCTGAACATTAGTAGCCGCCCGTATAGAGGCGGAGCGCCTGCAGGTTAGGATCTCCAGACACGAGAGGCGCGTTGACGCCGCGGACGGCGGGAACGGTAGGCTGCGCAGCCAAATAACGATCGAGGCCGATGAAATCATTGGTCGCCATGTTGGCCACGTTGTTAGCCATCGGGACGGCCATATTGCGTGGGTTAGGCATTGGCGCCCTCGGGGCTGCAGGAGCTGCCGCGGCGGCCAGTGCAGGGTTCTTCGGCCCTTTATTCATATTCTGGGCGCGGAATGCCTCGACCTGCTCAGGCATCATGCGCATATCGTTATAGCCTGCAGGGCGGACGCCCATCATGTTCAATAGGCCGCTATACATGCCGCCGCCCATAAACGTATTACCTGCCCGACCTGGGCCGCCGCCATTGCGCATATCCATCGCGGCAGACACCCAGTTACCGCTTGGGTCATTGTAGCCATAACCTGCAAAGCCGACACCTGCTTCTGGGCCTACGCCCATGCCGCGGTTGCCTGTCAGGGCGTTACCAATCGCCGACAAGATGCCGCCGCCTTGGAACGGGCCACCAGAGCGGCCTGGGCCGCCACCGTCAAACATATCGCCAAAGCTCGTGTAGCCACCGCCCTTTGATACGCTCGGGCCACTCACAGGGGACGACACCGCACTCGTGCCAATGTCTCCGCGTTCTTTTGCCATCAGGCTATCCCTTTCAATCCTCGTCGGATCTTGCGACCCCACATACTAGCCTTGCCACCAATCGCGGTTGCCGCGTCTGACGCAAGCGTCAAGCAAACCGCGTCGGCAAGGTCAGGTGAGGCTAGGCCGCGCTTGCGCATCTCGTCCTTGCTCTCAGCCTTCATTTTGCCACTACTGACGAAACTATACCGAATTGACGTCAATTCTGCAATTAATTGCTCGTCGCGTGGTAATTTTGCACCACGCTGCTCCAACCAACCGCGCATCTTAAACCACAACTCGGCCCGCAGGTTCGTATAGCTCGACCCCATACTCGGCGCCTCCGCCACGTTAATCCCACGCACTGGCATGCCGAACTCGCGCAGACGGTCAACCACACCGCCACCCATGCCGATCACGTCAACCAAGATTTCCCGAGGGCGCAGGTTGCTCGGCAACCCGTCATACTCGGCCTTCACACGCCCGACAGTCTGCATCAGATCCAGACCCTGCCACCGAGCCACCTCGGTGATAACCTGCCCCTGCCGCTTGGCCAGAGCCGTCTTGTCCGTCCCAAATCGAGCCACGTCCAAGCCCCAGACAATCCCCGCCTCCTCGTCAAGCTCGATGTCACGCTGCGTGGCAGCCTCAACCAAGTGAAACGGAATGATTGTGTCGTCATCCGCCTGCGGAAACTCACCCAATACACGGATCCGAAACGCATTGCTTTCCTCGCCGTAGCGCAGCCGCATCTCGTCAACAAATTCATCCGACACAAGGGGGCTGTCTATGCAGCTCCACCGCCGCGTCCACCAACTGCCTGACAGCCGCGTCTGGCTCTCGAAAAAGGTGCCACTCGATCGGGTCGGGTTCGATAGCATGATCGTCACGGCCGAGTGACCAGACATAGACCCCGCGGCAGCCTCAAACACCTGCTCGGGAACACCCGACGCCTCGTCCACCACCAACATCACGTTGTCCGAGTGAACACCCGCCAAGGCTTCTGGCGTCTCTGCTCGGGACGTTCTGGCCGAGATAAACGCCTCACTGGGGGCGGCGTTAAATTCAATGCGGTCTGACTTGACGGTCAGGCTTTCCTTCAGCGCGGGCGGCAATTCGTTCACCCACCGCTTCAATTCAGCAAACAAGGCGTCAAACAGCTGACCTGAGGTGGGCGCCGTGACGACGACCTTGTTTGGGAACCGCATCAGCAAAAACCACAACATTGCCCAAGAAGCCGCGGTTGACTTGCCCGTGCCGTGGCCCGACCTGATC